CGGGAAGGGGCCTACAGCCAAGCGGCTGTACGTGGAGATCCTGAAGCAGGACGACGAGGAGCACCTGATTACGGGCGTGGCGATGGCGGCCAACCGCGTCGACCTGCAGACAGACTACATCGAGCCCGGCGAGATCAAGAAGACGATGATCGCCTTCATGGAGAGGTATCAGCAGTTTGGGCTTGACCACAAGTGCGAGACCGACCAGGTCAGGCTCGTGGAGTGCTGGCAAGCGCGGGCGTCATTCGTCGAGGAAGGCAGTGAGTACCAAGTCCAGAAGGATGATTGGGTGGTAACGGTGCACGTCCTTGACGATGCGCTCTGGCAGCGGGTGAAGTCCGGCGAGTACAGGGGTTTCAGCATCGAGGGCTACGCCCACCGCATACCTGTGGACGTTGACGAGCTTCCGGAGAGCGTGGAGCTTCCCGAGGAGGTGGCAACCTGAAGCAGTAACGTCGAGCCGGATGAAACTGTAAGCGAATATCTAGGCTGTAGCGCCTACCAATGGTCCAAGATGAGCGCCCCGAAGCGGGCCGGGCCGGAGGTGGGTGTTTTGTTCAAGGGGGTCAGTGGCGATGAGCGATAGCGGGAAGCGGAGGAAGCGCCAGGTCCACCGGTTGGAGGACCTGGAGGTCTCGTCGATCAGCCTGGTTGATAGGCCGGCGATCGACATTGAGTTCCTGGTGCTCAAGCGTTACGACCCCGAGGCAGAGGAGGGACCGATGGCCAAGAAGAACGAAGACGAACTGGAGCCACAGGCAAAGGCCGATGAGCCTGCCGAGGAGGAAGAGGAGGTCGCGGTAGAGACCCCTGCGGCTTCTGAGGATGAGGCCCCTGCTGAGGCCAAGCCTGACGAGAAGTCGGAGTTCGAGCCGGAGTCGGGGGTGGTGGTGCTGAAGGCTGGAAAATGGGTCGGTGGCGAGAATACAGGTCTGCTGAAGCAGACCCGCGATGCCATCGAAAAGTTCGAGGCCTTCATCTCGAGGACCAAGGTAACTGACCTCGCGCTGACGGCTGATTTTCGCGCGGCGGTGCAGACGCTGCTGGACCACACGGAGCGGGCCCTGAAGCAGGAGAGCCAGACGACCGAGGGGCATATCGACTACGGCCCGACGGACTTCACCGAGGCCTGGGTCGAGGTGGAGACGGAAGACACGCTGTGGAAGGCGCTCTCGATCTTCAACCGCGTCGTCACGGCGATCTACGAGTCGGTCGAGGGCGACAAGGTCGGCATGCTCGTCAAGGCCGTCGACGACTTCGCGTCGAGGGTCAAGGGCATGATGGGCGCGATCAAGGAGGAGCCTTCCGCAGAGGAGGCCACCGGCGAAGAGGCGCCCACTAGCGACGAGTCCGACATGCAGGTCCTGGCCAGGGCGGTGACCGATCTGAGCCAGGCCTTCGGCGACGAGATGAGCGCCATGAAGGGCCAGGTCGCTGAACTCGAGAAGCGGCTCGCTGGCGAGGCCCCGGAGCCAGAGGCGTCGACCGAGGGCGACGCGGCTGAGGAGACCGAGAAGCCGGTGACCCTTGCCGATGTTCAGAAGGCCATTGCGGCAGCCATCGCCAAGGCCAAGCAGCCGCAGTACAAGGGGCTGCTCCCGGAACCCGAGGAGACCAAGGACGAAGAGGTTCCGATGGTGCGCACTGCCAAGGAGCGGGCGCAAACGCTGCGAGAGCTGAACGAGCGGCTCCAAGGCGTGAAGTAGAACGGATAGTTTGCCCGCGGATGTGTCTAGCGGGCACCAAGACGTAAACGAGGAGGAGGAACAATGAGACAGTACAGAGACGCGCTGGTGACGGCCAGCAGCGAACTAGCGAAGGCGCTGAGTGCCGCAACGGCCAGCGGCCAGGCGCTCATTCCGCAGGACCTGGAGCCGGCGCTGGTCGAGGAGCTGCTTGCACTGCAGCCGCTCCTGCGCCTGATGCCGATCATCCCTGCCAGTGGCCGGGTGCATGAGATCGCCCGCCGCACGGCACACGGAATCGCCGTGGCCGAGGGTGCCGGCGTTCAAGGGACCGGCACCCAGGGCACGTACGACCGACCCACCGTGACCCTGAAGATCCACCACTACTGGGGCGAGGTCGAGGGCTTCCAGCACGCCGCATCCGCCAAGTTCATCGACGACCTGGTGTTGGAGCAGCAGGGTGGCATCGAGGCCATGGCCGACCTGCTTGAGTTCGAGCTGCTCTACGGGAACGCCACGGCTGACGCCTACCTGATGGACGGCCTCGACGCCTTGATCACGACGAACATCTTCAACATCGCCAACGTCACGGCGACCCTGACGCACCTCGACAACGCGATCGACGCGGTCAGGCAATTCCGGGGCGCCCAGACCGACCCGTACGTCTGGCTGATGTCGAGCAAGATGAAGTCGAAGATCACCGGCCTGATGACCTACGCCCGGCGCACGGTCCAGACCATCGAGTTCGAGGGCGGGTTGCGCATGGAGTCGTACTTCTACCCGATCGTCGAGAGCTCGTGCTGCGCCCCGCCTGCGACCGCACCAGCGAGCCCCGCCGCGGCGATCGCTACTGGCGGGTCTCTGCCGAACAGTGCCTACTACTACAAGATCGCGTCCGTCCGGCAGAACGGCGAGTGCATCGCGGGCGCCCAGGTTACCGCGACGTCTGGCGCCACTGAGCACAAGACGAACCTGACCTGGACGGCTGACCCGCTTGCCCTGCTCTACAAGATCTACAGGGGCACGACCACCGGCGACGCTAACCTAACGCTGCTGACCACCATCGCGGCCAGGACGCGTCTGGGCACCGGCGCCTACGACGCCAACGTAGCGGCCTGGACCGACGAGGGTACAGTGGTGGCGCCCACGGGTGCGGCGAACGAGGGGCCGCTGGCAACGGGCGACGAGAGCATCTTCCTGGTGAACCTGAATCCGGCCCGCGGGGCTGGGCTCGTCAGCCTGATCAACCCGCTTGGCGACAGGGTGGACAACCTGATCAACTACATCCCGCTGGCGCAGGTGAAGGAGAGCTACCCCTTCCTGCTCAGCTGTTTCAGTGCGCTGCAGGTGCCGTGGGAGAAGCTGCACGCTCACATTCGGAAGATCAAGCCGGCGTAACAGGACGGCAATATGAGGGGCTGGAGGTAGTGGCCGCACCCCCTGCCTCCTAGTCCCTCACCAGGGAGGCGTAAACGGATGGGCTATTGCACGGAGGCCCAGGCGGCGGCTCTGGACAAGAGCCTGGCGCAGGAGGATGTCCAGGCCGACTGGCTGGAGTGGGCTGATGGCTTGATCGACCAGTGGCGCGAGAAGACCTACGCCGATGAGGTCGAGATCACCGAGGTGCTCGACGGCAACGGCGACGAGATGCTGGTGCTCAGCCATCGCCCGGTTACGGCAGTGTCATCGGTGACCATTGACGAAAGTGCCCTGTCTGTCGATGCCTACGCCTGGTATCCGAACGGCCACCTGGTGATGAAGGCGTGGCCGCTCCTGCTTGACTGGCCGGCGCCATCGGCATGGCCCGTGGGGCACCAGAACGTGCAGGTGACGTACAAGTACGGCCTCGCCAGCAGTGGCAGCGTGCCGGCTGAGGTGGCCCTGTGCGCAGCGCAGCTAGCCTGCCTGATAGCCAGGTATGCGAAGAACGGCCAGCTGGCAGGGGTAGCCGAGCGCTGGAGCATAGGGAGCGTATCGCGGTCGCTCGAGACCAAGAACGAGGGCTTGATGGGCGAGGCGAAGGCGATCCTTGAATCGACGTTGGGGGCGCGGCCGCCAGCGCTCTATTGCTGAGGAGGAAACAGAATGGCGAAGAAGGGGCCAGGGGGCTGGAGAGCAAAGCCGATCTTCGGGTTCGCGCTGGATGTCATGTGCGGCGGTTGCGAGAAGTGGGTGCGCGAGGTCGCGGCGGATTCGGCAGCCGAGGCAACGAACGGTGAGGGCCGCTGCCGAGAGTGCTTACTGAAGGAACCCGTGATCGTCGAGGTGGAGCCGGAGCCGGCAGTCCTGGTCGAGGCCGAGCCTGAGGAGAAGCCGGTGCCGCCCTGGGAGAGGCCAACACCAGTCAGAAGGGATAGCGGCCGGCATCGCTAAGAGCCAGCCGTAATAGAGAAGGAGGCAAGTTGACATGGCTGTAAGGACAGAGATCGTACCAAGCCAGATAGTGGTGACTGGCGTTGCACAGCCAGCGCAGACGACCGGCATCGCTGAAGGACACAAGTTCCTGAATGACGGGGCTGTGTTCGTCGAGGCCTACAACTCGAGCTCGGGGGGGGCGCTGGTCTTCACATTCCAGACCCCGAGGACGATCCGTGGGCTGGCCGTGGCCGAGCGGGCCGTGTCCGTAGGTGCCTTGGGCACCACGCTCGTGGGGCCGTTCAACATCGAGGACTACAACCAGTCGGATGGGATGGTGTACCTGGACTACGACGTGACGAGCTACGCGCTGCAAAAGATCCGGGTGTGCAGGCTCTAGGAGACGTCGTGGAGTTCGAGGACCTGCTGGTGCACACGGCGACGGTCCAGCGCCACGGGACGCGCGAGGACCGGTTCGGGCAGCCCGTGCTGGACGACTGGAACACGCTCGGGCAGTTCACCTGCCGCCTGACGCCGCCGAAGGGCGGCGAGCGGTATACCGACCGGTCGCAGGGCGTGGTCGTGGCCGACTACGTGCTGTACTTCCTGCCCGCTGCGACCATCGGCGAGGCGGACCGGGTGTCTGTGGTAACGGCCGCGGATGGCTCCGTCCTGGCCCAGGACCTGGACGTGCTGCTTGTGCAGCAGCACTGCGACCTGGAGGGCGCTCCGCATCATCTGGAGGTGCCGTGCCGGTTGCACAGGGAGCCGAGCAGTGGCTAGCAGGATCAACTGGAAGGGTGCCGTGGTGGAAAAGGATGCGCGGAAGGCAGCGGCCGCCGGCCTGATAGCCGTTGCCGATGAGGTTGCCCGCGAGGCGAAGGGTATCGTTCACGTCAAGACGGGCACCTGCAAGCGCAGCATCCACACGGCGCCGCCTGGTTACAGCGGCACCGGCGACTTCGAGAAGGCCAAGAGGACGGACCTGCAGGCTCCTGGCATGGGCGCCAGGTTCAGCGGGCTCGTGGCGCAGTACGGCGTCGTCTGGCTCGGCTCCTGGGTGCCCTATGCCTGCGTGCTGGAGAACCGGTTCCCGTACATCTATCCGGCGTTCGAGAAGGTACGAGGGCGGGCAGCGGCTGCGCACATGGCGCGGGCGTTCAAGATGGCAGGCTTCTAATGGTGTCGATTGTGGAACTGCTGAGAACGTACCTCTCTATGGACGGTGACCTGGAGACCGCCACGCCCGGGGGCATCCGTGTGGGCCCCTGTTCGCATGGCCAGCAGCAGGCTGGCTGCATCAGCCTGATGTCGGCTGGCCTGGCGGAACTCGGCACCGACCTGCCGTTGAGGCGGATGAGGATAGAGGCCCGCTGCTTGGCGCCCGAGCTCGAGCAGAGCGAGACCATCGGTAGGGAGCTGGAACGGGTTGCCGACGGCGCTAGTCGGGTGGCGGTACACCAGGCCAGCGATGGGCAGGATTACCTGGTGCACTGTATGACCGTGAACGGCGGGCCGTCGAGCCATCGGGACAGCGACGTCACGTGGGAAACATTGCTCTTCCTCGAGGTCCTGGTGGGAACGGAGGGGATGGCATGAAGTGGTTAGCGACTTACATCGGCGAGAGTCCCCGCTTCTTGTGCAGTAGCAAGGGGCTGGAGTGGGCGCAGGGCGAGACCAAGGAGGTTGACGACGAGACCGCGTTGCTGATACGGGAGTCGTTCCCCGACCTGATCCGGCTGGAGCAGGTGGAGGAGCCGCATCCTGGGAAGAAGCAGCGCGAGGGGCCGCCGGCCGAGGAACCTGTGCCAGATGCTACTGCGCCGGAGGAGGGCGAACAGATCTAACAATCGTCTGCCGGGAAATGTGTCTGGCAGACACGAGAAGGTAATCGAGGAGGTGTAGGAAATGCCAGAAGCACCATTTGCGGTAATTGTAGGGCCAGCTGAGGTCTGGGTTGCCCCGGTGGCAACGGTGTTCCCTGTTGTGAGCGCCGTGCCTGCCGTTGACTGGCTATCGCTCGGCAAGACCGATGGCGGCGTGACCGTTACCCATGGCCAGACGATAGTCCCGATTCGCGTCGACCAGGTGACGGGCCCGCTGAAGAACGTGAGGACTGAGGAAGACCTGACGGTCGCTTTCAACCTGGCCGAGCTGACGCTGGAGACCTACGGGCGGATGCTGAACGCCGCGGCCGTGACGTCTGACGCTGGGCCGCCGGCAACGAAGCACATCGGCCTGTACCAGAACGTCGACGTGAGCCAGTGGGCGTTGCTTGTGCGCGGCGGCTCTCCGTACATGGACGCGAACATGCAATACGAGATCCCGAAGGTCGCCCAGTCGGGCACGCCGTCGGTCAAGTTCTCGCGTGACGACAAGGCCGTGCTCGCGGTCGAATTCAAGGCCCTGTACGACTCGAGCCAGACCGCGGGCGAGGAGTTCGGCCGCCTGATGGCCCAGAGCGCGTAGCCGGTAGTTGGAGGCATAGCCGAATGGCACAGCCTGTGAGTTTGGTGGGGGCCGCCCGCGTGGCAGAGGCGCTGCGCGATACTGCGCGGCGCCTGAAGCGCATGGAGAAGCATTGCCGGCTGGACGCCAAGGAGCTGATGCAGGATTTCGCGTACCTGCAAGTGCTGTTGGCGTCCCTTGGTATTCAGATAGACACGCCTGGCACAGACGAAAGGAGTCACAGCCGTGGCGAAGAGGAAGAAGAAAGAACCTACAGCTGAGCCGAAGGCCGAGATCAACAAGGACATGGACCCCGGCCACGGGCTGGAGATCCTGAAGCTCAGCGATATTATCCCCGATGGACGGCCGATCGAGGTAGACGGGCAGCGCTACATGCTGCTGCACCCCGGAGCGCTCAGTCTCTACCAGACAGCAATTGTCGACCGCCTCCGCGCTCGCTGGGGGGTGTTGTTCCGCAAGTGGAACAGCAACGAAGCCACGGAGGAGGAGTGCGATGAGCTGGATGAGGTCGCCTGCCAGCTCGTGCCCTTGGTCACCGACGTGCCGGAGGATGTGGCTAGGTCCTGGAGTTGGCGGCTGAGGTCCCAGATCGTGACACTCCACTTTGGATATCTAGCCGAGATTCTCCCAAACTTGAGGGGGGCCGCTCTGCCGAACAGAGCGGCCCGGAGGGCGCTGGCGAAGAAGGGCGAGGGTGGGGATGGCTGATCACCCAGATTTCCTACCACTATCACATAGGATACGAGGAGCAGCTGAACCTCCCATTGATAGCGTGGAACACGTACGTGAAGCACCTGCCCGGCCACCTGAACGAGGACGCCTTGCGGCTGGTGGCGGCGTCGGCCTTCCCCTACATGGAGAAGGACGGCCGGGAGCGGTTCCTGCGGGATCTGCAGGGTGCGGAGCGGAAACCCGAGCATAGGATGAGCAGGGAGGAGTACGCCATGCGGGTCGCTGGCCTGGGGGGCCACGTCAAACTGATTGAGGTTCCGGCCAAGGAGGAGAGCGAGTGAGGCTAGGGCTGGGGTTCGGCATCCCCTGTAGGGGCAAGCCTCAGCAGGGCATCCAGGTCCTCGCGCAGGAG